ATGCACTTAGCAATATGAGCGCTGTTTCAATACATTTATTCGAACCCTTGAGACGTTGGGTTGGCGGACCAATTAAAATTAATTCTTTTTATAGATCCGAAGAGCTGAACCAGGCTATTGGAGGAAGTTCACGAAGCCAGCATTGTCAAGGCCGTGCGATGGATATAGACGATACTTTTGGACATAAGACAAACGCCGAAATGTTTAATTATATAAAAGATCATTTAAATTTTGATCAAATAATCTGGGAGTTTGGCGACGACAAAAACCCTGACTGGGTACACATAAGTTTTATTTCTACAGCAGAAAATAGAGGTAAATCTTTAATAGCTTACAGAGATAATGGTAAAACTAAATATAAAAAATATGGGTAAGGCAAAGAAAAAATTTGGCCAAACTACTGTGGGCCGTATACTCAAAGCTTCGGTTGGTCTTATAAATCCAACTTTAGGTAAATTAATTCAAGGCGACATGTCTGTAGAACAAGTCGTATCGTCTATAAAAAATTCGGACGCTCCACCTGAAGACAAAATACGGGCTCAAGAGATGGTCCTCGAAGCATACGAGGCTGAAGTAGCGGATCGAGCTTCAGCTAGACAGCGAGAAATGGCGGCATTAGCGTCTGGATCAAATGATGTGCTTTTCAAAACTGTAGGATGGGGCATAACTTTATGCTTTGTCGGGGTTGTGGCAGGAGCCATAGGCTTATGGCAGATCCCAGAGGAGTCACAGCGGTTATTCGACATGGGCTTTGGAGCCGTAGTCGCTGCATTTACCCAAGTCATTGGTTACTACTTTGGATCTTCAGCGGGCAGCAAACAAAAAACTAACCTAATAAATAACAATGGCGATTCTAATTCGAACTTCAACTAACGGTCTTAAACCTAAAATAAAACGGCCAAACGTACACGCCAAAACAAAGAGCTCTTCCTTGAAGACTTCAAAGAACTACCGTAAACTTTACCGGGGACAAGGGCGTTAAAATATTTGTATCTTTATATTTAAATTAAATTAAATCTAATGGATATAAGAAAAATTTCTGTAGGTCCAGATTATAAGTCTGGGGCGATGCACTACTTGGTGGGTCAGGAGATTTTGAATGGTCAATATTTTATTCACCTCATACAGCAAGATTCAGAAACAGATTCAATAAAAATATGGATTCAGCGAAAAGATGAAATATTATTATGGAAAGAATTTAAATCATATGTGCCCGTATCTATAGAATATAACATTAACTTTTAATGCAATCACCTTTTTATTTTATAGTCAAACCTGTAGAGGGCAAAAGATATAATAACACAAAGAGCATCGGAGATGTTAATTTCATAACGAGCACTTCTGAAGAAAATCATAAAGCCTCTAATCGAAAAGCTATTGTGGAACAGACGCCCTTAAATTATCAAGGACCTATTGCTGTGGGGGATACGCTGTTAGTGCACCATAATGTTTTTAAGTTTTATAACGACATGAAGGGAAGACAAAAAAGCGGTAAAAGTTATTTTAAAGATGATTTGTTTTTTGTAGATAACGATCAGTTTTATATGTACAACCACGACAACCAATGGTTTAGCCACGACAGGTATTGCTTTGTAAAGCCAATTGAGGTACAAAAATCATTTATGTTTAAACGAGGTAATGAAGAGCCTCTTATGGGAGAAATGGTGTATGCTAATTCTTATTTAAAAAATCAAGGGGTCGGTAAAGGGAGCCAAGTAAGTTTTCAGCCCGACAGTGAGTATGAGTTTGAGGTTGATGGAGAAAAACTCTATAGAATGTTTGATCACCAAATAACTTTGAAGCTATGAATTATATAATAATAGATGATTTTTTAGATGATCCTAATAAATATGTTAAGGAGGTTCTCCAAGGGAAGTTTGAGGATATAGCCGATGGTGACACCTTGTTTAAAGGTATACAGCCTCGACAGATTGATGAAGCGCAATATAAAATTGAAGAGGCTTACCCTGACTATGATGTTTCTTTTAATTTTATAAGACAATCACCACTTAATCAAGAAGAACCTAATTTTATCCATACCGATGAAATGATGGGTGATAAAACTATATTGCTCTACTTAAATAAATTCCACCCTGTAGAAGATGGCACAACTCTTTATAAGTATAACAATGTATCAGATGATTATTTACCTATGTGTACTTTATATGCTCAATATAATAGATTAGTGGTTTTTGATTCATCAATCCCACATTCAAGAAATATATTTGAAAACTTTGGCGAAGGTGAGTATTCAAGATTGGTGCAAGTAATATTTTTAAGACGCAAGCAATGAGCTCAGAATTATTAAAAGTACAAATTATAGAGGCAGGTAGAAAAGCTGTAGAGCAACTTATAAAAGTCGCCAAAGAAGATATTATAAAGCCTGATCCTGAAGATGAGCTAGCTGCTGATAGATTAAAAAATGCTGCAGCTACAAAAAAACTTGCAATATTCGATGCTTTTGATATATTAAACAAGATAGATGTTGAGCAAGAAAACATAACTATAAATCAAAGTAATGGCAGTAAAGTCCAATCAAAACAAGGGTTTGCAGAAAGACGATCAAAATAGATTGTTTTATGTAGTAAAAAACTTAGTTCCTAAAACCGTTTTGACCAATAAAAATAAAGCCAAATCTTGGCTATACGGATATAGTGCCAAATACGACATGGTTATTATTTCCAAAAATGGGCAGATAGGCCAGATTGTAAACATAAATGGTCTTTCTATAGCTTTACCAAAACAACCTGAGAATATTACTAAAACCTCACAAAAAAATAATAACCAATATTGGGAAAGAAAAGAGCTGCCCAAAGAATTAAGCCGCATACAATCTATATTTCAATGGAATGAAATGGCTAGCGTGTTTAAAAACAAATGGGTGGATTATATAGAACAAGAGTTTGACCGAAGAGAGGAGGGGTATTGGTTTTATAACAACGGTAAGCCTACCTACTTGACTGGCTCACATTACATGTACTTACAATGGACTAGCATAGACGTGGGGTATCCTGATTTTAGAGAGGCAAATAGAATATTTTTTATTTTTTGGGAGGCCTGTAAAGCAGATAATAGATGTTTTGGACTAGCTTATCTTAAAATAAGACGTTCAGGGTTTTCGTTTATGGGCTCGTCGGAGTGTGTAAATACAGGGACTTTAGTAAAAGATTCAAGGGTGGGCATACTGTCTAAAACAGGAGCTGATGCCAAGAAGATGTTTACCGACAAAGTTGTCCCGATTGCAAATAGATTGCCTTTCTTTTTCAAGCCAATACAAGACGGAATGGATAAACCGAAAACAGAATTAGCTTTTAGGATACCCGCTTCAAAAATTACTAAAAAAAACATGTACGACGCAGTAGATGAAGAACTATATGGGCTTGATACCACTATTGACTGGAAGAATACAGATGAAAACTCTTATGATGGTGAAAAGTTATTGTTATTGGTTCACGATGAAAGTGGTAAATGGATAAAGCCAAACAACATTTTAAACAATTGGAGGGTAACTAAAACATGTTTACGATTAGGTAGCAAGATAATAGGAAAGTGTATGATGGGGTCAACGTCTAACGCACTGAGCAAAGGTGGTGATAATTTTAAAAAACTATACGAAGATTCAAATATAGAGACGCGTAATGAAAATGGTCAAACTAAAAGCGGTATGTATTCTTTGTTTATTCCAATGGAGTGGAATATGGAGGGCTTTATCGACAAACACGGCATGCCTGTTTTTCATAAACCAGATACAAGCGTTCTAGGAGTTGACAATGAGATGATAAGCAATGGTGCTATCGACTATTGGCAAGCAGAAGTTGATTCGCTAAATAAAGATGCAGATGCATTAAATGAGTTTTACCGACAGTTCCCAAGGACCGAGTCTCATGCTTTTAGAGATGAAAGCAAAACATCATTATTTAACTTGACAAAAATTTATCAACAGATAGATTATAATGATTCATTAATTATAGAACAGCATGTAACTAGAGGAAAGTTTTACTGGCAAGATGGAGTTAAAGATACAACCGTTATTTTTTCTCCAGATCCCAAAGGAAGATTTAAAGTGTCATGGATGCCAAATAAAAATATTACAAATAAGAAATATAAAAAACACAGTCATTATTTTCCAATGAACGAACATATAGGTGCGTTTGGCTGTGACTCCTACGATATATCAGGAACAGTGGTTGGCCGTGGATCTAATGGCGCATTGCATGGTCTTACTAAATTTAATATGGAAGAGGCACCTAGTAATGAGTTTTTTTTAGAATATGTAGCGCGTCCTCAAACGGCAGAGATATTTTTTGAGGAAGTTCTTATGGCCTGTGTGTTCTATAGTATGCCAATATTAATTGAAAACAATAAACCCCGCCTTTTGTACCACTTTAAAAATAGAGGTTATAGGGGGTTTTGTATGAACAGACCTGATAAGCATTTTAATAAGCTTTCCAAAACTGAGAAAGAGCTTGGGGGGATACCTAATACCTCAGAGGATGTAAAGCAATCACATGCTTCAGCGATTGAGTCATATATTGAAAAACACATTGGCATAGATCTGACAGGCACCTACAGAGAAACAACTGACATGGGAAGTATGTACTTTACAAGAACCTTAGACGAGTGGGCAAGATTTGATATTAACAACAGAACTAAGTTCGATGCTAGTATCAGCTCGGGCTTAGCAATTATGGCGAATCAAAAAAACCTATATTTACCTGAACAAAAACAAAACAAAATAAATCTTAACTTTGCAAGATATACTAATAATGGTAATTATAGTGAATTAATCAAATAGATGGAAGACGTAAAAATTAATATTTCATCTGTAGGTTTTCCAAGTCAGTTTGTATCAGACTCAGAAAAAGCAACCAAGGAATTTGGTTTACAGATAGGACAAGCGATACAATACGAATGGTTTAGAAAAGATTCTAATGGTTGTAGATACTATAGCCAATGGAGAGATTTCAATAGATTAAGACTTTATGCAAGAGGCGAGCAGTCGGTTGCCAAATATAAAAATGAACTTGCCGTAGACGGTGATTTGTCTTATCTAAACCTAGACTGGACTCCTGTTCCAATACTACCCAAATTTGTAGATGTTGTGGTCAATGGCATGCAAGACCGCCTTTTTAAGGTTAAGGCTTATGCTCAAGACGCTTTGTCTCAAGCAAAGAGAAGTAAATATCAAAACATGATAGAGGGGCAAATGGCAGCAAAAGAGCCATTACAGGTGCTTCAACAAAACACAGGGTTTAATCCATTTACCATGGATCCAGATGATCTGCCCGCTTCAGATGAAGAGCTTTCTTTATACATGAATTTAAATTACAAACCTGCTATTGAAATAGCGGAAGAGGAGGCAATAGATACCATGTTTGCTGAAAATCATTATGAAGATATTCGTAAACGTATTGATTATGATCAAATGGTTGTAGGTGTCGGCATGGCTAAACATGAGTTTTTACCAGGGTCAGGAGTAAAAGTATCATATGTAGACCCAGCCAACGTGGTTTATAGCTATACCGAAGATCCCTTTTTTAAAGATTGTTTTTATTGGGGAGAAATTAAAACAGTATCAATTACAGAATTAAATAAAATAGATCCGTCCCTTA